ATGTTCTAGAGGTTATCTGTCGTATGGAACTTCGTGGAGCAGACATTGACGTGTCTGAGTTAGAAACTCTAAAGTCTAACCTTGAAGTTCAGCTAGAGACTTGTAAGGCAACAATTTACCGTCTTGCGGGTAGAGCTATTAACATTAATAGTGTTCCTGAGAAACAAAAGCTTTTGTACTCACCAAAGAAGGAAGGTGGAAGAGGTTTACGCCCTAAGGTTCTCACTCCGGCAGGGCAAAAGCGTGCTGAAGAAGGGTTGCCATCTTCAGTTGCCGATTACTCAGTTGCTGAACCAGCACTTCAAGCTTTTGCTGGTAAAGATCTTTTAGTAGATGCTTTGATTGAGTATTCAGATTTAAACAAGCTATTAACTACGTACGTAATTCCATATCTAGGCGGGGATATAACAAGAACGTTGCTGGGAAAGTCTAAGGTCACTGCTAAGAAAAGCCTCATGTTAAACGGACGCATTCATACAGACTTTGTCCAGTATGGCGCAGAGACCGGAAGATTTTCTAGTCGTAATCCTAATCTTCAAAACGTTCCTGCACCTCACACTAGTAATGGCAAAGCCATTAGAAACCTGTTTGTAGCTCCAGAAGGTCACTCTTTGGTGGTAGCTGACTACAGTCAGATTGAACCTCGAGTTATTGCGTCGTTTAGTCAAGATCGAATTATGTGCGGAGCTTACCTAAACGGGGAGGACATCTACACAACTATCGGAAATACTATGGGCGTAGATAGAAAAGCCGGAAAGGTGCTTGTTCTATCTTTAGCTTACGGAGTAGGTCCTGACAAGATCTCTGAATCAATTGGTTGTTCTCTTGCTGAGGCGCGGGATCTTCTTGATGAGTTCGTGCGTAAGTTTCCTGCCGTTGCCAGGTACAAGAAGCAGGTTGTAAGCGACAGCCGTAAACAAGCTCCAATTCCATTTGCAAGCACCCTTTTAAAACGACGTAGGTACTTGCCAGACCTTCGGTCCCCCGAGGTTTGGAAGAGGGCTAGAGCAGAACGCCAGGCCTTCAATACGGTCATTCAGGGGTCTGCTGCTGACCTCATTAAGCTTGCTATGATTAGGGCTAACAAAATGATTCCAGAAAGGGCTTCGTTGATTCTAACTGTGCACGATGAGTTAGTAACTGTTACCCCAACTGAATTAGCAGAGGAAACTGCCGAACAGATTCGTAATGCTATGGAAGGCATTACAGCGTTGAATGTTCCTATGCTTGCCGATATTACGATTGTAAAACGATGGGGAGAGGCTAAATAATGTTTTGGAGACGTAAGAGGAATATTGTTAATGTTACTCAGGTACCACTTAGCGTTTTAATGCGACAAATTGTTTACGATGCAATGCTCACTCCTACAGAAGGTATTGCAGAGATGATGGGTTTACCCCCTATCTCAGACGAGGTTGCAGACATGGAGCAAGAGGCTCACGAGCAACGTTTAGGAAACATTGCTGGTTTACTCCCTTTCATTGACGCTCATTCAGAGATCCTTGGAAAAGTAGCTACTGCTGCATACACTTTAGATAATCCACTTCCTAATGAAGCAATTCCTGAAGAAAACTTAGATCAGCTACATTCTTTATTTAAGATGGTAGCTTTAGCTTCTTCAGTTTCTTGTATTTCTACTTTAAAAAATATTGGGCTAATTGATTCGAAAGTGACATTAGATAATGACTAATAACTGGTGGGCTAAAAAAATGGGTGCGAACGGTCCCTTACCGGATACACCACCTACGTCTGTTCCTCAACCAAATGTATATCGCCCACCCCAACAGAATCCAAACGTTCGAGTTTCATATGATCCTCAACAAGATCAATTAGTTAGTAAAGCTCAAAGCGCTAGAAATGACGAACGTTGTCCTGGATGTATGTCAGGCAATTACATGGCCCCAGTTGGCACTCAGCGCAAACGTTGTTATGATTGCGGCTATCCAATTGTTCAGGCTGGAACTGGTGTAGGGGGTACCGGAAACGGTGGTGCTCCTATAGCAGCTAAACAGCCTTCACAAAGCGGAGGATTTAATCCAAACATAATCGTAGATAGGATTCAGTAATGTCACTAAGCACAGAGGCTCTAAAAATTGCAGCAGGTATTAACAAGAAGCTAGGTGCAAACACTGTCATATTGGCTGGTGACGCACAGGTTTCTCAACGTATAACTTCAGGTTCTCTAACACTTGACGTTGTTCTCGGTGGTGGCTGGCCTATGAATCGTTGGGTTGAATTAGTTGGAGAAGCCTCACACGGAAAGACCGCAATTGCACTAAGAACAATTGCTGCTAACCAAAAGCTTAACCCTGATTTTACTGCGGTATGGATTGCTGCAGAAGACTTTGACTCTAAGTACGCAGAACTTTGCGGGGTAGACAACAGTCGTGTACTACTTGTAGAAACTAATAGTATGGAGGATGCTTTTGATTCGGTTATTCAATTCATGGAAAGCAAGGCTGTTGACATGGTTGTTGTGGATTCCCTTCCAGCCCTTGTTCCTAGCGCAGAAGATCAAAAACACATGGAAGAATTTACTGTGGGTCGTGGCGCACTTATTACCAATAAGTTCTTTAGAAAAGTGGCGTCGGCTACCAAAAGAGACCTCATCGAATCAGAACGACCAGTCCTAGGAATTATGATTAATCAATATCGCATGAAGATCGGTGTTATGCATGGAGATCCTAGAACCACTCCCGGTGGGTTAGGTAAAGACTATGCGTACAGCGTGCGATGTGAAGTAAAGCGTGATGATTGGGTAGAGGTTGGCACCGGAGAAAGCAAGCGTCGAGTAGGTCAAACTATTCGTGTTCGTACTATTAAGAACAAAACTTTTCCTCCACAACAGACCGCATATCTAGACTTTTACTTTGCAGATGGTGGTCCAATTGATGCAGGTGGCTATGACACCGGCAAGGAGATTGTGGCTCTGTCTATTCTTAATGGGGTTGTAGAACGTCGTGGTGGTTGGATGTACTACGGTGATCGTAAGTGGCAGGGAGCTCAGGCTCTTATCGATTCTCTTAGAGAAGAAGTTGATCTTCGTGAAGAGTTAAGTAAGGCAGTTATGAGCACTATTAAGGCTCAACCAATATTGGCTATTGATGAAGAGTAAAGGACAAAAAGAGTCTCTAAAGCACGAAAAGCGTTTAGAGAAATTGGTGGATGGGCAGCGTTCTGCAGCGTCAGGCGCTTTCTGGTCGCGTAAAGGGGATGTAAGAAGTGATGATCTTTTGATTGAGCACAAGTGGACTGGTAAAAAATCAGTAACCATTAAATCAGAAGTTCTTAAGAAGATCACAACCGAAGCTATCCTCGATAGTCGTATTCCGGTATTAGGTCTTCACCTTGATGGCGAGAACTATGTAGTTTTAGGAGAGGAGGACTTTCTTGAACTTCGTAACGCAATCAGAGGTGAGTAAATGGAATTTGACAACGAGCCCAGCTGGGCTTGGAGATATCAGGCTAAATGTCGGGGAGAAGATACAGAGATATTCTTTCCTCCACGAGACAAGGCGCTGTATAAACCAATAGCTAACAAAGCTAAAGCAATTTGTTGGGGAAAGGACGGGCGTCCAGCGTGTCCAGTTCGCAAAGAATGCTTAAAAGAAGCTATTATAAATGACGAGTTGCACGGCATCTTTGGTGGCATGTCACACAGAGAGAGAAATGCAGCAAAGCGTAAGTATGAAAAACAAGGCTTAACACTAGACGAATGGATAGATCAGGATGGCAAATACGGGCAAACCTAAGACGGTTTCGTTAAAGGCATACCTAGACGCAAACAAACGTGAGACTCGTTTAGTTGGCGCTATTGAACGCCACTTGTTGGCTAAGCCTTTTGATAATCGTCGTATGGATATTATTCATCCATCTGACATGATCAAACCTGAGTGGTGCCATCTTGCTCAGTACCATGCAATTAAAGGTAACTATAAAGAGGTTCGTGAAAAACCTACTTTACGTCTTCAGTCTATTTTTGACGAGGGTCATACTATCCACGCTAAGTGGCAGAAGTGGCTCACAGAGATGGGCGTGCTTTATGGTAAGTGGGAGTGCTTTGAGTGCGGTCCTTCAGACTGGGAAGTAGCTTCAGAGTTAAACTTTGAAGATCCTGAATGCGGTGTATTTGAATACCGTGAAGTTCCTCTTTGGAGTAATAAACATAAAATTGGTGGGCACTCTGATGGTTGGGTAAAGAACCTAGGAGAAGACTGCCTTATTGAGATTAAGTCAATTGGTGCTGGAACACTGCGCTTTGAAGCCCCCGCACTTTTAGCTCAGTCTGACGGTGATCTAGAAAAGGCTTGGCGCAATATCCGAGCACCGTTCAGATCTCATCAACTACAGGGTCAGGTTTACTTGCACCTAACTCATCTTATGGTAGAGAACGGTGACCTACCTTCTGCCCCTGATGAGATTGTTTTTATCTATGAGCTTAAAGCAAACCAAGATTATAAAGAGTTCACTGTTAAATACAATCCAGAATTTACAAAAGACCTGTTCGACCAAGCTCTGGACGTCGCTTGGGCAGTTGACAACAACCGGCCACCTGTGTGTAACATTGACCCTGTAAAGGGATGTAAGCGCTGTCAACCTTACATGGAGGTAACTAATGCCTGATTATGAATACAAGTGCGAGTCGTGTTTAAAGATTATAAGTAGTTTCTTTCCTATGAAAGATGGCCCAGCACCTGCAGTAATGTGTAGTTGCGGTAACGAAGCGTTTAGAGTATTTTCTTCTCCAGGAGTTCAATTTAAAGGCGGAGGGTGGGGCGGACAATGAGTCCAATTGAATTAAGAGTTGCTGAAGCTAGTAAGAAAACAATAGGGGCTTTAAAAGATCAAGGCTTGTTGGTTAACGAGGGGTACGGTTACGATGCTCCGGTAATTCCACCTGATCTAACAGATATGATGGAAGAACAGGTAATGGATCTGTACGCTAAGTACGTTGCGTATTTAGAGTTTATTAACCTACAGCTTTGGTGCGCTGATGTTGACAAGTCTGAGGCAGACAAGAACTTGAATGTGATCAAAGCACAGAAGAAGTTGGCTCTCAAGAAGGCTGGTTCTGCTGTAGCTATGATTGACGCTGAGATTGAAGTGGATCCTGAATACCGTGCCAAGGCAGATGCTTTGCAAGAGCTGTCTAATTACCACGGATTAATTCACATTATTTCAGATCGTTTATCAAAGGACATCTCTTTAATTAACAGAGAGATTACTAGACGAGTTAACATTAACAAGTCTCTTGGTAGAAGCAGTTGGATGACACCATGAAGCCAACCTGGGAACAGCTTTCTTTATTTACCGATGAAGAGTTAAACATCTCCACTGATTACAAAATCATTGGGCTTACTGGTTATGCTCAATCAGGTAAAGACACCGTTGCTAATATTCTTGTAGAGAAGTACGGATACAAAAGAATTGCTTTTGCTGACAAGATCAGAGACTTTCTGTATGCCATGAATCCTTTAGTAGCCTGCAGTCCAAGCGGTTACTTGCAGGGTTTAGTTGATCTTGTAGGTTGGGATAAAGCTAAGCAAGAACCTCAAGTACGAATGCTTTTACAAAATGTTGGGGTTGCTGCTCGTGAAGTAATTGCTGAAGACATCTGGATTATTTCCGCATTAGCTAACGTGGGCGTTGATGACAAGATCGTAATAGCCGATGTTCGTTTTGAGAATGAAGCGGAGATTCTTAAGTCCTTGGGCGGTCAAATTTGGAGAGTAAGACGTCTAGGGGTAGAGGCTGTAAATAGGCATATATCTGAGACTCAAATGGATGGCTACAAGGTTGATCAAATCTTTATTAACAACGGCACCATAGAAGACCTAGAAAATCTAATTCAAACTAGGATGCGTAATGCCATCCCAGAGTAGAAAACATCGTGGGTATAAGTCACAAAAAATCGTAGCTAACTATTTAGTAGAAAATGGTTGGCCTTACGCCGAGTCTACTGGAGCTGGTCGTTCAGGAACAGACGTTACCGGCACCATAGGTATTGATTGGGAAGTCAAGGCTAGAAAAGATTTCAACCCATCAGCCGCTATAAAGCAACTAAAAGAACGTCATAACGGGTTAGACCTGCCAGTTGCAGTTCTTAGATTAAACGGCCAAGGAGAGGCAAATATAGGGGAATGGCCGGTTATGCTACGGCTAGAAGACTTTGTTAAGCTTTTAAAAGAGGCTGGATACGCTGACGCAACCCCTTAAATAACGTACCGTTTTCCCTAGAGGGCGACTCTAAATCGAAACCTAAGGACTACAAAACGTGATAGAAAAAGATTCCGCAGAAGAGCAGTTCCTGCGTGTAAGTGCAGGTTCTAATGCACAGTCGGTTGGCTCAGCTATTGCACACGCTTTATATGAGCGGCCACAAGTAAAGCTACGGGCGGTAGGGGCTTCCGCAGTAAATCAAGCAGTAAAAGCTATTGCAATTGCCCGGGGCTACGTTGCTCCAAGAGGCTTAGATCTAAGCTGTCGACCAGGATTTACCACGGTAGATTCCCGAGACGGACAAATTTCTGCAATAGTCTTTACTATCAATGTAAATTGATATATTCTTTATTTTAAGAGATCTCTAAACAGTTAGGAACACCATGGCAAAAGGCTCAATCCCAAGCCCTGACGAGGCGCTTGCAGGTATGGCAAAGCAAGGTCGCAAGCCTATGATGAAAGATGGAGTTAAGTTTACTTCTCCGTCCGCATCACCCAAGGCTGGCACACTTGTTAAGAAGAAGAACACAGCGGCTGGCGATCCGTACGCACAGTCAAAGCCTTCACGTGAAAACGTGTCTGCTACAGGTCAAGATCGTGCAGGAGCTGCCTATTCAATTAAGGGCGCACCTCGCTACACAAAGATGACAGACCCAGCTGCCGGGGCAACTCAGGCAAATGGAATTGTTATCAGCACCGCTGCAAAGCGTGACCGTGCAAACTTTGATTCAGGAAATAGCACTTCTTACTAATTTGATGTATGCTAGTTACTAGGCCTTGGGGTTTCCTCAGGGCCTAGTACTGCAATTGGACTAAAAATTGGAGGCATTTATGTCATTGCAAGATTTGTATGCGGAAGTAAAAACAAT